CAAACAATTTAGGAGCAAAAAAATGATAAATTACCAACCGTATCAAAACTATTTTGATGTTTTAGGAAAAAATAAAGATAACATTGTCATAATTAATAATTTTATTAATGATGAAGATTTGTTAGCCATTAATAATTATCTTGATTTGTACAAAGATAATGATGAGTTTATAGGTGGAAAAGATTTAAGACAAGAAAAGGTCAAAGAAGAAAATCCCGCAGTTGCAGAAATTCTTGATAAATATGAGAAAAAAATATATGAAAAAGTTTACGAACTTTTTACTGAAAAATATCAAATTCCTGTTATTAGAAAGCCAGTTAATCCTACACATTTTGTTAAGTGGGTTCCTGGAATGAACTCTAAACTGCATTGTGATTGTGAAAAACCAGATGGAACTCCAGCGCTTGCTGCAGATTTTTACACTTATAATGTGTCAGTTTTGATGTACCCAAATGATGAATATGTTGGAGGAGAAATTACTTTTCCAGACTATGATTTAACTTTAAAGCCAAAACCAGGAGACATGATTCTTTTTCCAGGAAACAATTCATATAAGCATACCGTACAAACAGTAGAAAGTGGAAGAAGGTACACTATGCCTTCTTGGTATAGTTTTGATGTTAACGAGCCAGTAAGTAAACAAAATAAAGAATATTCATATAAAGATTCTGTTCAACTTTGGGAAGGCTTACCAGATTTTGATAAGATAGATCCACTTGGAATTGAGACTAGAGAAAATTATAATGAAAGATTATAAATGGAAAGACTCTGCTTTATGTTTAGGGCAGCCAACTTCTGCTTTTTTTGAACAATACGAAGAAGGCAGTTTGGATTATAAAAATGGCATAGATCAATTTTGTTTAAATTGTCCAGTATTAAAAAAATGCTTTGCCGTTGGAGTATCTGGAAAGGAATATGGTCTTTGGGGTGGAATATATTTAGAAGAAGGGGAGCCGTCAAAAGAGTTTAATTCTCACAAAACAAAAGAAAAATGGTCGACTCACTGGAAAGCATTAACAATGGATAAAGAGTTATAGTGTATACAGACAGTATGCGTAGAGCCTTTAGGTCTATCAGAGCCCCTAAAAATTTTAGTGTTGATCTTGTAGACAATGAACATTTTTTAGTTGTTCGAGCAGACGAAGTGGCTTTTGTAAAATTAGGACATGATGATAAAATAGAAGCAGTTCAATATATGATAAAAGTTAAAAAAGCATTAGAAGAAAATGGGGCCATTGTTTTATTAACTAGAAAAGCCATAAAATAATATGGAATACTTTATTAATAATGTGCCAGTCGGGGTAGATCCAAAAAACTTTATCAGAGATGAAAAATATACGAATAACTCTTTTAATCTTGGTAAAAATGCAATATACACAATAAATAATTTCTTATCTACAGATATTTGTAAATACTTAGTTTTAGAAACAAACAAAATAAAAAAAGAAAACAATGGCTTATTTTGGGATGATTCTATTTACAGTAATAAAATTATAGCAGATACCATTCTAAATATTATTCCTGATATTAAAGATAGGGTAGAAAAGTTATACAAAATAAAAGTAAAACCTAAAATTGATCCACATGTTATGAAGTGGGAAACAGATACATCTATGGATATTCATGTAGATGATTTATCTTATAAAACATCTAAGAATCACATATCAACAATAATATATTTAAATAAAGGGTATAAAGGTGGTGAAATATTTTTTTCACAACAGAATTTATCTGTTAGTCCCAAAGTAGGAGATTTGTTAATTTTTCCAGGTAATTTAAATTATCCTCACGAAGTAAAAAAAATTACAACTGGGGCTAGATATACTTTGCCAACTTGGTTTAAATATGTATGATATTATATAAGACTGGAGATTAAATATGATTGATTTAAATGGAGGACCAAAACATATTTGTGTTTGTGGGTCAAAAATATGGGATATACAAATAATGTTTGAAAATGGCGGGATTGCTTTATATTTTTTAGACATGAAATGTTCACAATGTGGAACTCTGTCTTCTCCACCAACAAAACTAGATGGAGGAACTTTATAAATGCCAAGAATGCCAATTGATCATATATCAAGTGATGATTTTATTTTACCAAATGATCAAATAGATTGTGCTTATTTGATTGATCAAAATCAACTCAATCTTGCAAAAATATATTCATCTAGAGAAGAATATGTAAAAACTCTTCCAACTGGTTTAAAATACATGGAAGTTGGCGTGGCATGGGGATATTATGCTGATTTAGTGGCTAAACAAAAAAATCCACAATGCATACACATAGTGGACTGGTTTAATCAAGATCTAAAATGTTGGTCTTGGAGAAAATTTGGAGAGTGTCAATGTGGAGGAGAAAAACATGAACTATTGTTTACTTCAGAAACACACGAAAAATACATAATTGATAAGTTTAGTAAATATAACAATTTAAAAACTTTCAAAGGAGAATGCAAAGAAATTTTAAAAAATATTCCACATAAATATGACTATATATATTTAGATATAACCAATGACAGAAAAGATATAAGGCCCACACTTCAGTTGGCATCTTTGTTGATTGAAAAAGATGGAATCATTGGACTTAACGACTACCTAATATACGATGGAATAATTGAAGATAAGCCTTACGCCACATTTCAAGTAGTAAATGAATTTTTACGCTATAATAGTAATTGGAGTGTTGATGCTATTGCACTTCATGCTTTAGGGTTTTATGATATATATATAAAAAAGGACTATTAATGATAAGTAACAATGTTCCTCCACACGTCTTATTTGATCCCGTGGCAAAAGACTATATGTTAGTTGATCCAGACAATATTTTTATGGACCTATTTAACGATGAACTCGATACAACTTGGATGATTAACAATGAACAGAGAACGTTTAGTATCATAAGACCAGAAGAAGATAAGTGTGCTGATGATGGCTCAGTAATATACAATTATAACAAACAAAAATTTAGGTGTGATGACTTTACTAATGTTCATGATGGAAAACATATTCTTTTTTCTGGATGCTCAGAGACAGAAGGTGTAGGAGGAAATATAGAAGACGCTTGGTCTAAAATATTATATGATATTTTATCTAAAGAAGAAAAATGTTCTGGATTTTTTAATTTATCAAGATCTGGTTGGGGTTGGGCAAGAATTATAACAAATGCTTTGGTTTATTTTAAAAATTATGGATACCCAGATACCTATTTTATTATGTTACCAAATCATCAGAGAAAATTTCTTTATTCTGGCGGCATTCATCCGTGGGTACATTGGCAAAAATATCCAAAATCTTATAAAATGAAAGATCCCAACAAATCAGGAGAGCCTGATTTAGGAACAGATCCCAAAGAATATTTAGAAGATTTTGTTTATTTTTTAATATCTTGGAAAATATTTACCGATTTATGTATAACAAACAATGTCAAAATCATATTTTCTTCATGGGATGGTATAGATAAAGAAAATATGTCTAGAATATCAATATTTGATAATTTTATTAATATTAAAAGTAAAGACATTGAAGATTATGCTAAAATATATTATAAAAACAACAGTATATGCAAAGACGATTACAAGAAAAGAGATGGTCACGCTGGCAGGGTTATTCATAATTTTTGGGCTAATGAATTTTATAAAACATATAAAGAGTTGAACAAATAATATGATAAATAAAATAAAAAAATATATTAAACTTAAGATGCAAATAAGAAAAATAAAAAAACAAATAAATAATCCAAGACCTTTTATTTACTAATATTGACAAGCCTCTGGTTTATCTGTATACTTTATATATGATAAAAATAAAAGTAGCCATAATTGCCTTGCTAATTTCTGGCACTTCTTCGGCAAGTGCCATGGAAAATGCCCCAGATGCACTAAATGATGGAAGAACAGTTCCTCTTATAATTCAAGGAAGTGGAAAAAATTGTACTGGCTTTTTATATTCTGAAAGAATTGTTTTAACTGCAGGGCACTGTGTAATTGATCGACAGACTCAAAAAATGTGGCCACAACATTATGTTGGAATGCCAGGTTTGCCATACCTACCAAATTCTTTAGAATATGAAATGATTCCTGTTGAAAAAATATTCTCAACCTTTAAAATTAAACAAGAAAAAGATTATTCTGATACCAATGATTTTGCTGTTTTAGTTTTAAAAAATAAAATATTAGTACCTGGAAAAGCATACATTGCCACAAAAAAAGAAGTTGATGATTATATAAAAAATAAAAGCATGGTCACAACAATTGGCTATGGGCGACAAAGTAAAGAGCATCAACACAACGATTTTACTATACCAAAATATGCACAGTTTCCATTAGCCTCAGATGAAGCAGTTAATAGCACAATATCTGAAGTATATAATCATGGAGGAGTTGGATATTATGGAATGAAAATTCATGTACTTCAAATTCCTGCAGGACCAAGCACGTGTTCTGGCGATTCTGGATCAGCGTTTTATATTAAAGATAAAGAAAACTTTATTTATTTAGGACCGTTATCTTGGGGGTTTGGAGGAATTCCAAATTGCAGTGGTAACGGATGGAAAACAAATGATATGAAAATGGGATCAGTAGCAGCGTATGACTATTTACCTATAGTTAAAGAGGCAGAAGAATATGTTGCCAAACAAAATACGATAATCACCCCAACAC